CATCCTCGGCTACTTCGATCCACACAGCACGATTAGGATATCGTTCTGCGATCTTAATATATATGTCATCTGCGATCATCTCGCAAGATTTATAGTCTAGTTTGAGTGTACCTTTGGCATACAAGTTTTCTAACCAGCGTTTAAACTGTATAAACTCAATGTCTCGATCGTTGTGAAACACATCAATCCACACTCGGAAATGAAAAATATGACGATGTGGAACAGCCAAGAAAGACACGTCATATTCATCACCTGTGGCTAACTGTGGATCTGAATCTGCTGCTGGATAGCGGTGGATACCTTCCTTACGGAAAGTTACCCAAATCTTACGTTCTGCAGATTCTTTAATACGTTCAATTTGTTCGCGTTCTGCTTGTATCATAGTTTCAAACTTTCGTATGTGATAATTTTACCTAATTCTTGACCCAAATCTTGTCCTTCTACTATAACATGTAGATTGTTGTGTTGTCTATCGGTTTTTCTATCGTAGGTGTCAGTTTGAACAACTACACCACCACTGGCGCGGAATACCTTAAAACGGATGCATTCTGAATCTGGTTCGTCTCTGGTTCTAATTACATGGCAATCATCTATAGAAATTAACCCATCATCATTGATCCAATTGCGTAGTTTTTTCTTAAGCCATCTCATAATTATTAGTTTTCAAAATGTTTTTTAAAGGTATCTCTAGTGCTAGAAATATTGTGTATTTGTTTCATGGCCTTGTCAGCAATACGCATTCTATAAGAGTTTTCGTGCCCATACCCATCTAGTAATACCCAACCGTTTTTTGATTTGATAGTTTTATCTCGACACCCTGCACGTATCTGATCACGACAATCGTAAAATCCCTCGGCTAATTTTTCTTGTATTGTATCTATTGCCATATCAACTATTTTAACTGTTGTAACTTCTAAAAAATCTGTATCATATGTAATTTGATTTTGATTTTGTGTTTTGTGATAATAGCGTGTATCTTCCCAGTGATTGGTTTTTTTGATAGCATTAATAGTCATTGATCCAACAGTATGTGGTGCTTTACTGCCTTTGCGTCGAGTTTTATTATCAATGCCGTATTGGGGATGATCTACCAAACCATTTTTATCAATAGCATGCCCTTTATTAACCATTAGCTCATCGGCCCATTGTCCAACTTCGCAATCATTTTTAAAATTAGGAATTAGGGTTCCTTGACTGATATTATCTTTGATAACACTTACTCTGGCTTTTTTCATTTTAATGTTTCGTCCTTGGTGTATTTAGACCAGTCTGTAAATACTGATCGATCTTGAAGATCATGAATGTTGTGACACCAAACTCCGGGATTGGTCGCTCGAAAGTTTTTGTCATCTAATTTAAGTGTGGCATTATATCCAAACTGTCTGATATAGGGTAATTTTATTGAAAGCATAGGAATAAAATTATTGTATTCCACTAGAGAGCTTTCTAGCAATCCTTCAGCACAACTCACATCAAGATCTAATGTACAAGTATAAAGATGATCTCCGCCAAAGCCACTATGCAACATTAACTCAATCATTTTTTCCCAAGGGTGCCAACCATCAGCATCATTAACTTCTAATTTAGGAAAACTTTGATTGGCTCCAAAATAGATGTGTTCGCAACGATGTGCTAATGCACGAGCATGAATCTCTGCTGGATCTTGTACACCTACAACAAACAGTGTACGCATACCAAATGCAGGCGAGTGTTCAACTTCTTCACCAATAAAAAATTGTGTGTCTTCGTGTCCCGGTCTATCCATTTTGCTCTAATTCATTAAGTTTGGCAACTTCTGCTTCGGAGAAGTCTTCACCATGTTCTGATTGTACTGTATCTTCTGTGGAGTTGTCAACAACTTCGAATAAGCTGTTGAATTGGCTCATAGCATTTTTGGCTTTTTTGCCTTTGAAACCACGTGTGCCAATAATATCCATCCAATAACGATCATAGTGTTCGATAATGGCTTCGGATTCTGCTCTGTCAGGCGTGGCAAATATAGCATCCACAATGTCGGCAAAGAAAGCATGGTCACCTTTGCTATTACGCATCATGTGAGGCCAAGATCCTGCATCAAATTCTCTGTTGGCACGTTGCACAGCTTCAATGTGTGTCCAAACATTATGACCCATGAGTAGAGCATAACTAAAACTATCCCACGATGTTTTGCCATTCTTACCAATCTTGTTTAGATCTGGCAACACATGAAAGTGATTCATGTTGTTAGGATCGAATGTTTCACCATTTAATTCAGCATCTGTTTTACGAGTTCCAGGTTTGTAGATACAGATATCTTTCATGGTCATTAGCTTGGAGATCGGACTTTCATCAAAGTGATCAATTAAACCATCTGCTACTACCGCCTGACCATATGGACGTGTATCTGTACTATATTTTTTATCATCCACAATAGGACTCATTCTATAGCACCACTTGTCCTCGTGAGGCAAGTCAATGTGATGATACACTTGTCCATTGGCTGTGGCCAAAAATGGTGATGCACAGTCAAAGCTGATTGTGAAAGCAGGATTAACGTATCGACGTACAGCACGTTGAATAACTGTGAGCAAAACTGCCCACTCCAATTTACTTGTGCCCAAGAAGTGCATCCAATCGTGAACACCTTCTTGCAACAAGTTATCATGGCGTAGTGCTACTAAACGTTTAAGAACTAAATGTACGTCGCACATGTTCTGGCCGCCCATACTCCAACCATTGAAGTGGGTGTCGGGATATTTCTTAGGATCACAATAATCCTTCATTAGATCGTACCACTTGTCTGCTTCGCCGTGATTGGATCCTTGTAACACGTTCAAGAACTTGGCACCACCGTTTTTAACACCTTTTCGATGAGCCATGAAGTAGTCGTTGTTGAACTTAGTGGCTGCTACAGCTTCTTCATATGTGGTAATACCACAAGCCGCCGATGCTTTTTTATCGTGAATAACCCAGGTTGGAATATCAAGGATCATGCCATAGTTAGCAACACCATCCAACCACTTCAGCACAGCGTCTCGTTTCTTTTGTGCTTTAGGACAACCAGAACCAGCTTTCCAGTCACCTTCCCAGAGTCCTTTAGCAATCTGGAATCCACCAGAGTCGCCTAATATAAGTGTGTTGGGATCTCGATTACGAACCATGTCTTCACTTGGATCAGGTTTGGTCAAATCCAAGTTGGCATGACCACCTGAATACAATGACCATCGATACGGAAACAAACCTTTTTGATCGTTGAGCCAGTTCATCATTTCCATGTCCTGCAACCCAGCAGGCATACGTGATGGTTCTACATAGTTAGGATCTGATCGTTGTTTACCTATAAATGTGGCATAGAAGCCCGAGATAGCGGGCAAAAATACTGCGTAATCATTTTGTTTTGCTGTTAAATTATCCTGCGACATGGTGTTCCTTGATTAACGCTTGTACTATTTTTAATTGTTCTTCTGCTTGTTTAAATTTGGTGTAGGCATCTTGAATGGAAGGATTCTTTTCTGCCATTTCTTTCCACTCTCGTTCTTCGTCCATTTTACGTCCAGCCCAGTCAATGATTTCTTTGACATTTGGACTAAGATCAATGTTGACATCACCGCCTAGAGTCAACCACTGGTTGCCATCGTAAACTTCCATTCTCATACCGCTTGGATTATAACGAACTTGTCCAACACCGGGCATACTTTGATCCATATAAGGTGGAGCAGTGCTATGACTGCCCACTGTTACATATTGATAGTTGCCAACTACGCTTTTAACGATCATTTACTCTGTGCTGGAAGAATATAGTTATAAGTTGCCAAACCGGAGTCAACAGTGATCATTGCTGCGCCATCATCGCTGATACGAACAACTTTATCCCCTGTTAAATCCATAATTGAAATAAAAGTTTTGATTGGCCATGCCCAACTACGTTTTAATTGTCCTGCAACATCGTGTTGGAACACAAAGTTACCTGCGTGGGTTGAATGATCGCCAAAGAAGAATTTTAAGTTACCATTTTCTGTTTTGGCTTGAAAATTTACTTCTTCTGCATTAGCACTGGCCTGCATCTTCAACCGTTGAATTGACGCTACAGTTGGTTCAAATTCAATGTGCCAATTTACACCTTTAAATTTAACTGTTTTAAGTTTTTCATTAATAATTTCTGACGCCATAAAACGATAGTTGTTTTTAAAGTCGCCTGTGGCATTTTCAAAGTTAATACCGTCCGGTGCTCCTGTGTCTTTACGTGTTACAGACAACTTGGCATTTTCTTTGTACTCTTGAATGTTCAACAAGATGTTTAATTTAGTTAAATTTGGCATACCAAACGTGCCTACAAACTCTGCCACTGGTGCTGAGTACTTGCCTTCTACTACTACACTACGGTCCTCGGCCATACCGGAGATTAACGTCTCGTTGGCATCGCCGGTAATTTTAACTAAGTCAATGCAACCTAATTTCAATGTATGTTCTACTAAGTCTAATAAATGATCTCTCATGTTTTTCTCCTATTGTGTTTGATTATAACTGGTTTATTTAGATTCTGCAACTGATTTGTGAACAATTTTTGCCAGAGTTTGTCCGCCTCGAAGTGATGTTAGTGTTCCGGGTTTTCGTAACTCTAACCAGGTAGTTGGACCATTGTTATTCCAACTATAAATTTGATCATATCCAACTGTTGCGGCAAATTGTCGGACCATGAATCCGGGAGTATAACAAGCATAATGTTGCTCAGCTAGCTTTACAGCTTTATCACGATCGCAATCATTAAATGTCATTATTAGTGTACCACCGGGTTTTAATTTTTGATAGATTTCTATCAAATACTTACGCACAATTTCAAATGGTTTAAATTCAAAGAAGTTGTATACCAAGCAAAGACCAATTTGTCCATTAGGCACTTTTTCTAATATCTCAGAATCGATGTCTTCTCGCACTGTATATAATCTAAGTCGTCGTTGATATTCTTCGGGGAATTTTTCAAATGCTGGCACAAGTAAATCGTGTTGTTGAGCCACAAGGTACAAAGGATCAAATCCAACCATGTCTTCTACAAACTTTTCTAACCCAGGTTGAATAATCATGGCTGGATGTTGCCAATCAACATAATTTTGAATTCTTACTCTTAGTAAAGTTTCAGTCTCCTCATCAAGTACAGGACGACGATTGAGAATGTGATCAGCTGAATCATTTCGCATTTCTTGATCGTATAACCGATAACTTTCCTGAAACCAATACTTTTCTTCGATCTCGATCTGTAGTTTTATTGATTGTTTTAACTCATCGAGTTGAGATTCAAACTGGTCAATTTGTTTATGAATTTCATTGTATTGAATGTCTAATTGTTGCTTAAAATTACTCAACTGAATTGGTTGTGTACCAACTAAATGAATAATTTTTTCAAGATTTAACTCAACCTCACGTTGTGCTGAACGTGTTGATAATTTATCCAATGCTGTTTTATAAGCAACAAGATCGCTGAGTTTCATATTACCACTCAAATAAAGTTTGAAAGGTATTATCAGTATTAGTAGCTGACGCTAAATCCCAATCCAATACACCCAACAAGTTATCAACTTTGCCATCAATCACTGTGGCTTCCATTTCAGCATCATCAAATGGCAATTCTTTAAACCAAGCAGGTAAATGTATCTCGTCTGTAGGATAACCAATCGAAGTCCAACCCAATGCATTTGACTTTAGTTTACACACAATGGTTTTCATGCCATCAACAATTTGCAAACTATAATTGTCACCGTTCATCTTACGTAGGTTGTTCCAGTTCAACGCCGCACGAACGTGACCTGGCATATTTGCCTTGCCTTCGCGTTCTTCTTTCTTACCATACATAGTCAAATTGTTCACACGCTTAGGCGAACCTTTTTCCCAACCTGGTCGCTCCTTGAATGCATACTTGAACTCTCGAATCTTTTCTACTACTTGATCTTTACCTGCACCAGTTAATACATCATGCAAAATGTCACTTAAGAAGTTTTGTATGACCACAGGAGTGTCTGATCTTTTTAAGTCCAACCCCATGGCTTTGACTTTGCCTGGCTTACCATCAATATCTACACGTTTACCTTCTTTATCGATGATCATTACAGCATAACGTTTCTTGGTAATAAACAAACCTTTTGATGCAACAACTTCTCGTCCACCTCGGATTACACTACCCATTTCTCTTGGACAATGGAATGCCTGTTCCATAAACGCTGGAAAACTTTGATTGACTTGATCAGCAATAGAGTCATACAGTGCAATACAAGTTTCTTTTGACCATTCCATACGTCCTTCTTCTACTTCTTTCTTTAGCACTGGCCAAGCTGAGAAGTAACAAGAGTCTGTGTCACCGTAGATGATTGTTTCTCCTACATGATCGTATTTTCCTGTAATACATTCGTTGACGTAAGCATCCATGTGCTTGGCAATAGCTCGGCCGGTAAGGGTAGTACTTTGACCAATACGCTTATCAAAGAACCTACAACCAGGATTAAGAATAGCACCATACAAACTGTTAAGATTAATTTTTTTAACCAGCTGACGCTTGTCCCAATATTCTTCATCTTCTTTGGTCTCACATTCTTTGAGTTTGGCCTGCATTTGTTTACGTTCGGCATACCAACGTTTTAACAAGCCAGGAATAATACCTTCACGTTCAAATGTAAAGATTGTACCATTGGCTGAAATAATCCAAGGTTGATTTGAATCGAATACAATCTTCCATACTTCTGCAGCCGAGTGAACAGTTTCGTCACCATCTTGCCAGTCGATGGTAATTTCTGTACCACGTTGCTGTTCCATTACAGCAGTATATTCTAATGTAGCAAACAACCCTTCCCAGGCTGCTGCAAAACTAGCACCTCCTCGCATTTTGTCGGAGATGTAGTTGTTGGTCATTGTGGGTCTAAGTTGACCAATGATTGTTTCCGGCCCCATGTTAAGAGCACGGATCGCTGACGGGTACAATGAGTTGATGTCGATTGACCCAATGTATTCGTGTATGCCTTTTTTGGGGTAAGCAACGTAGGCACCTGCGGCTTGTGTATCTTCATCTGTGAGTCTTTCCTTACGATTAGGTACAACCATTCCACGTTCGTGGGCTTCATTAATAATAGCTTGCTCTGTTACTGCTACGGCTCCCATTGTGGTTTGTAGCAACACTGTGTTTTCATGTGCCAGTGTATTGGCCAAATCCAAAAACTTTAACTTGGCATCTAGTTTGGCCAACAACATAGTATCTTGTCTGTTGTATTCAATAAACGTTTTAAAGTTTTGATTGTACAACTGATCCAATGTGCCTTCAAATGCCGTCTTGCGTTCATCCAGTTCGTATTCACCAATGGCATCCAAACTATAACTATGACGTTCTTCGTATGTATACTTGCGATACAGTTGCATATAGTCCATATGCACACGTCCAATCAAATCATAAGTCTCTTGTTCTGCACCAAAGCGTTCAAACATACGCTTTTTAGGATACTGATTCCACAAACACATTCTACGTGTATCGTCTTTGCTTAATACACGAGTGATACGATTAATGGTGTAAGGGATATCAAAGCCCTCTGAGTTCCATCCACTTAAAGCATCTGCATCTTCAATTAGGTCTAAGAACACATTGAGCATGTCTGCTTCATTGGTGAACAACATACAGTTTTCAAACTCGGCGCAAATTTCTTCGGCTGTAGCTTGACTCATATGTTTAGGAGGAATAACTAGCGTAACCATTTGTTCTAGCCAACCCAAATACACTGATATAGCAGTGATTGGATTAAATGGATCTTCAGGTCGACTAAATCCACGTTCAGGATCAAAGTCGACCTCAATGTCAAAAAATGCTGTATGTAATCGAGGACCGTCTTGCCCTTTATAGTTTTCTTCCAAGCAACGGAAGATGGGATTGATATCCGACTCGTACAATTGCTTGCCCGATTGGATACGCATTTCTTTGCGGAATTCTTTGTTGTTGCGTGTTGAAAAACGACTTACAGGCGTTCCATAGATTGATTGGAACTTGCCTCTTGGGTCATCATAATAGAAAATGTAGTTGGCTGGATATTCGCGATACTCTCTACGTCCATCCTTGCGCTCAACTACATGTATGCGATCGTGTTCACGATCAAATAGTGCATCAATATAACTCATCTGTCTCCGTTTATGGCCGGTAAGCCGTGATTCATGCCCGTAACGTGGGCGAGGCGCTGTTTAAAACAGTACTTATAGTGTCTTACCAGTCATGGTCAAAATTTGCTCAAGCAACTCATAATCTGATTGCTCTTGACCAAAACCGGCTTTGTGTGCAAGTTTGACTGCTTTTTTAAGAATACCTGGCTTGATTTCCATTTCTTCTGCTACTGCTTTGATTGTGTCATTCAAGCCACCTGTGAGAGTTTCAATCTCGTGCATGACTTGTGAACCTTCATTGATGATTTGAGTAAGTTTAGCTGTTTGTTCTGCCGTAAATACGCGATCTGACATTTAATTCTCCTAGTTAATAACAATGTTATTGTACATGATATTTGATACAGTGTCAAAGGAATTTGCTCACTTTTGGCTAACCGGTAGCGAATCGGTTTTGCCAGCCCAGCAGCCGGGCCACCTCGCAACTAAGTGCGGTCCTAAGGTGATTCTTTTGGTACAGGAATACGAGTCGAACTTGGTCGATTTGGATTGTATTCCTTGTTGCACATTGGGTTAATAACACTGACTATTCTAGTTTCCAGTGCTTCTAGTTCTTGTTTAAATGTTGGCGATCCAGGATTGGGTCTTGGAAAAAATCTCAAGGTAATATCTTTGAGATCATCTATACCGTAGCCTTGTTGAGCAAACGCTTGGGCAAATGTTTGCCAGTTACGCATTTGCTTGGCCGACGTGCATTGATCTAGTAATTTTTGAATATGTTTGTTCCAGCGTTCTGTAAAGTTGTCGGCAGCAGCAATTCCTACATAGAAATACCCCCAATCTGGGTGGTGCCATACATAAATTCCTGATTGTCGTGCTTCTGCTGGTCGATCTCTACGTAGTTGTATACTTAAACCGCCGCCTGGGCGAGCCTGTACTGCTTTAAATATTGAATAAAAGGGATAGCGTACACTGCGACCCAAACGTTCAATTTCGCTAAGTCTCATACTTCACTGTAGGGATTTACAGGACGGTCGGTGCCATCTGATTCTGGCAACACAGGATAACGGTCTTTATTGGCCAATTCAGGATCATTCCAAACATTACGATTGTTTAAAATTTGTTGTCGTTGTTGATCAGTCACGAACTGGCCCTCCTTCTACCCAAGCATCGCAAGTACGTTTTGCTGCACATTTGAATTTTAAAAACTTACAATAACCCAAGTGACCAGCATCAACAGTATCATGTGCATCTGAACCAGGTTCGCTTCCTATGCCTCGAGCAATACAATCTAGCATGTCTTCTGATATATCAAACGCTGCACAGTTACCACAACGATTTTGTTTAACAGACTCAATGTCATTGGTATTCCATTTATCTGCTAATTCAGCCCAGTATTCATCATTGGGTTCATTAGGATTAAGTGGACCATAATGATATTCATCTATGGCCTTTTGGCGATTTTTTAAATTTAGATCAATACTTTGTGTTGCTGGCGGACAGCCTTGTTCTAAGGCTTCCAACATATTGATTAAATCTCTCATGCCAATCCTTCTGCTCGCATCTGAGCTTTAAACAGTTTTTTCGCTTCAGCAAAACTTGAAGCCACAATTTCAATTACTCTGTCTGAATTTGCTAAACCAAATTTATAAGTTTTCATTTTATTTTCCAGCCTTTGCTAAGGCTGCTCCTTTGTTAAAGCTAGGTGACCAAGGACTCATTCCATCAACGCCACCACGTGCTCGTGACCAGTTGTATCCGGCTCTATGCCCTGAACAGTCCTTGGTACACTCACTACCTAAAAAAGTTAATTCATCTAATTGTTCTTCGCGCACTTTAGTAGCAACATTTTTTGCCTTGCCTCTGCGTTCAGGATTAGGGTCTTCTCTACGTTTCTTAGCTGCTGCTGATGCTCGGCCTTTTTTACCTAGAGCATGAGCCTTTGACTGTGGTAAACATTTGGGTTTGCCTTCTGAGTCACTGCCTCTAGCGCAGTCTCCACGAATTTTGCCATCGGGTCCAAAGCGTACCCACTTTTCTTTAAACCATTTGCGCAGGTCTTCAGAGATAAATTCTTCAGCTCTCATTTTTTACTCTTGTTGCCCCAGTTGGCGGCACCTTTTTTACGACACTGAACCAGTGCACCTGAAGCATAAGCCGATGGCCAAACTTTATATCGACTTTTTACTTTTCGGTAGCAAGCATCTTGTTTTTCATCTATTTGATCTTCTGCTACACCTTTTTTAGCATTATGTGTTGCCCATGCATCTTTAACACGAGCCTGATCTGCACGTAATCTACGCTCAACTGGATCCATAAAGTCTGTGTCGTCTGGATGTATTCTAGTTGGAGGAGTCGAACTGCTTGGCACCTTAGGTTTTGTCTTTGGCTTTTCATATCCGTATTCTTTTTCAAGATCGTATACTTCGCCTTCTGCTATAGCTTGTTCGTGAACTGTTTGATCGCCTTTGATCAAAGACCAATGTCTGCGAGCCCATTCATCTTTGCTGATTTTATAACGACTATAGAAAGCCACAGGCTCCATATTTTTCCAGTCTTGATATTCAATATCAAGCTCGCTCATGCGACTTTCAAACAGTTCATTAAGTATCATTTTGTATATCCTAGTTTGCGTCCAACAGCATTGATATCCAACAAACGTTGTTTGAGTTCTGGATAGTTATCACGCTGACGTGGATCTAATAATTGTTTTTGAATGTAATCACGTTTATCTAACCAGTCTGCGCGATCACGGAATTGATTGAAACCAGCACGATTGAACGATATTACATTGCCTTCGCGGATGACTTTGCGTAAATGAACTTCACCGCCAAGATTTTTTTGCATTTCTTCTGCATCTTGTTCTGCACGCTTTAAATCTTTGAGTGTGTAAAACGCAACTTCTTGACCGTTGTGAGTAAGCATATAAACTTCTTTGGACTGATACATTTTTTGTCCGCTACGGTCTAGTGCATCTTCGGGAAGTTTTTCACCTGTTCTAGCACTAACGGCTGTGCCTGACCCTGGCTCGTGTGGTTCTGGCTTTGATACTGTATCAGCAGATGTGCCAAATCCATAATCAAACTTGTCAACGGTTTTACCAGGAAATTTCTTGGCTAGAAATGCTCGCACTCGAGCTGGATCTGTTTCATCGTTGACATTGTTGATGGTTATTTTGCTACCATCAGTAAAATGTGCTGTCCAAGATTCTGATCTGGCTTCTTGTAATTCTTTGGCTTTCATTTCGTGTACATCTTTCTTTGGTGACCATAACACTTTACGCATACCTAGATATTGTTGTAGTGCCGCTAACTGACGTTGATACTTTGACATCATGTCATCATAGGCAGTGTCAATGTCGGTAGTAGTAAAGTAATCTTCTAGATCTGCGGCCAATCCACGCGGCAACATACGTCCACCACGTGTGGCTCGTGCCTGTAGTTGTTCAATTGTTTTTTTGATGTCTGCTAAATTTGCCACACGTTGATGTTTGACCTGTAGGTCACTTAAACGAGATGGAGATTGATAGGCCACTGGTTGAGGTTCTACTGATGTAGTTGCTGGAGCAGTCTGCGCAGATTTGGGTTGTGTGAGTTGGCTCTTTAGTTTGGCCAAGTCCATTTGAGTATCAAACTTTTGTTGACCAAACACTGATCCTTCTGTGGCAGTACGCATAGGCAATGCAACATCACGGTCGTCAATGTCTGTAGGGTACTTGTCTTCTTCTGCGCGATCAATGATCTTGTTGATCAAGGTCATGTGATACTTTGGACTGTTTAGTCTGTTGACGCCCGAGCCAATGACCTGGCCTCTACGACTCACTGTTACACGGCGTGTCTTTGGATCATAATCTACTTGATAGCCTTGTACCACACTCTTGAGTGGGATACTTGCTTGTTCTGCAGCCTCTCCAAATTTAAGTTGAGGCTCAGTATCAACTTTGTCGTCTGTTGTTTTTGATATTGTTTGAGGAAACTTACCATACACAACGTTGTTAGATGTTTCAACATCAGTAGTAGCTGGCACAGGAGCTTCGCCTTTGTCTGCAACTCCGGAAATTAAATCAATAACTTTAGAACCCTTGGGCAATTCTACTGGAAGTGAAGCTGCCCCCCCAACAGTTGGTGCTGGAGCAATATTGGGTTGCACTGGTTTAATCTTGGCACCACCGGCCATTTTGGTCATGGCGGCCATGGCAGCTTTGCTGGCTTTTTCAGCGTCAATTTCAGCCCGGGTTCTGCGTTTGCGTTTGGGTTTGGCCAACACAGTGGCAGGTTGTCCACCTACTGTGGCAGGAGTTGCTGTGGGTATGCCCCCTTGAGGCAATGCCGGAGCCGCTGTAGTCCAGTCTGGACGAGTATCTGCAGCACTTGGAGGTTGCCATCCACCTGCGGTTGTTGGTGTAGTAGAGGTAGTAGCAGTAGTAGTGCCGGCTGATTTTGCTTTTTCTTTTTCTTTGGGCTTGCGTTTGACCATCGCCGCTAACTTTTTGGCCAATTCAGTGTTTGCTGCTCTTATCTGTTGTAGATTCTTTTGTAGTCCAGCATTGTCAGCATCTAAACTGTCAATTTCTTGATCTTGTTGTTGATTGATTGCAGTGATCTGTTTCAACAATTCATCTTGTTTTTTGTTTGTGTCTTTGACTCGCTGAAACTCTCGTTGATCGTTTTCTTGACTGTCAACAAAATCAGCTGCCATGGCTTCTAGATCACTGCTGGCTGCTGGATACTTGGCTCTGGCTTGAGTTTTTAATCTTGCGAGTTTGGTACTTTTGAATTCTGGATTGTCGGCTTTTTTAGAACTTTTTTTTTCAAACAATTTGCTCTGTGCCAACTCATTTAACAAACGTATAGTTTTGTTGTAATCAGTCAACACCTCATAGACCAATTGAGCTTTGTCGTTGTTGGTTTCAAGAGTGTTGTAGTAATCGGCCAACATGTCAACCCACTGAGTGGTCAATTTGTAACTCTTGCCGCCTGGAAAGTCGAACTGTACTGGCTGATTATTTTGATAGGCCTTGATAAAGTTGGCAAGATTAACTGTGCCGTATTGTTTACGGTTTTCATATTCAACCGGCTTGCGGAAGTTAGGATCTTGTTCAAATAAATCTAATGTAATCATGATTATGCTTCTTCAATATAGTCTTGCGACTCGTTGTTTTTCTTTTGTCTTGCTTTAAACAATTCAATGGCCATGGCAGCTTCGTCGATATTCTTGAAACGACTCTTCATACTGCGATTGCCATGACGAATTTCAAATCCTGTGTGTTCGTTGCCATGTATTTCAAACATGGCACCATTTTCTAACACAACACTTTTAACACAGGCTGATTCAGCATATGTAGGGTCTTGTAATGGAGTAGTGCCAGCTTGAATCACTGGATCTTCTTCTGTGGGATCTTCCTCAAGTTCAGCAGCAGGTTCTTCTTCTACTTCTGTTGGACGTGATAGTAAGTCACGGTCTTTGGCTTTTTTGCCAATTTCGTGATCTTTTGGCTTGTTGCCCAAGTCACGATCGATTTTCTTTTCTAACTTTTCTTCCACACTGGCAAGATAATCTGTTAAAGACTTTTTAACTTTGTCTAAGAGTTTTTCTTCGTCAACTTTAGCTTCTGCCAATGATTTTTCACCTGGCAATGTACCTGATGCGTGCCATGGAATATCATCGACGTCAAGACCAATGTTGTCATGCGGTATAGTTCCTGGTTCAACTGAACCACCAGTTGAACCACCTTGCTCATCTGGTGCCACTTCTTTGACTGTGTGCTTGACACCAGCACGTTTTAACATTTTGTTTAATTCTTCTTCTACAGGTGGTTGACTGTATTTTACTGGACCAAGATTTTTAGTGTCGTAAGGCTTCATTGGTTCAGGATCTGGAGTCCAATCTGGACCAAATGCGTCTTTCATGCTACGAGTATAATCTTTATAATTGATTACATCCAACGGACTTGGAATCTTGTCAGGAATATTGCCTTCCTTCATTCCGGGCAATGCTTTGACTACATCAGCTGGACCCATGTCTTTTTCAGGTTGTGAGTTTACACTGTTAGAGGCAACGGCACCACTTCCGCCCGGACTACCTTTGATGTCAATGTTGACATTATTTGTGTTTGGATATCCAGCAGCATACCCTGGAGTTGTTGCCGCAGAAAGGTCACCAACTTCTTTCCATTTTGCAGCAGTGTTTACTCTTGCATCAGCATCAGGATTGGCAAAACGCTCACCTTCTGGATCGTGTATGGCCAAGTCTTTAGCCAAGACAACTGCTTCATCAGTTTCTTCTTCCTCACCAACCAACCAACCATCCATTGGATGCTTTTGATAGGGAGTCTTGCTCAACGTTGGACTAATATCTTTAGGCTTAAACAGTGCAGGTAATTGTTTCACTGATTTTTGATCAGCGTTTAGGCCGTGTTTGACATCCACAGGGGTAATACGTCCTTCCAAGATGGCCAAACGTTCAATAATATCGCGAATGTCATTGCTCATGTTATGCTCGATCTTCCTTTAAAAATGATTTCAACATCCAACCGTGCTTGCCTTGAGCATCAATACGCCCAGCAACAAAATCAGCAATGCCTTGTTGGTCTTCTGCGTCGGCTGCATCAAAACATTGATTCAACAAATCAATCAAGGTCTGGTTGTCAGCCAACAATTCTGTAATCATTAAACGAGCACGTGGAACTTTGGTTTGTCCACCAATCAAGCTCAATTCCTGAAAGCGTTCAAAACTGCCAGGAGTATATTCTTCAAGAATACGAATGTATTCTGCTGTAGGGTCCAACGCTTCGTATACTTCTTCGTATACTTTGCCAAAGAATTTGTGATATTGACTAAAGTCAGGGCCTTCTACGTTCCAATGAAAGAACTGCGCCTTGATAACAAACGCATATTGCGTGGCCAATAACTGTTTTAATAAATCACTTAGCATTCTTTTTTCCCTGTTTCTTTTTGTATTCTTTTGGCGTATTCGGTGTCGGATCTGCGCCAGTAGTGTATTTACCTGTGAAGAAGTTTCCACCATCTCTTCTTTGCACAGCACCCATTGGCATGGCAATTGTGGCTATACCGCCGCTGGATGTGCCACCTGATGATTCCATTATTTCATGAATTTTCATTGTAGATCCTTAGTAAATTTTCGCCTTTGATGTTGGCATTGCCCAGCTCTACACGCATGTTTTTTACTTGTAGCGTGGCCAAATGTGGGGGCACAAGTTCGTGGCGGATTTGGTATTTTCCAGGTTCTGCGTTAATCTGTATGAGTTCCTCTAAATACACATCATTCCAAATCCAAGTGCGTTCTGTAAACAACTCGTCGTTGACATACACACGATAAACAGGAGGTAATCCTTCCCAATCGCAATGTACATCACACAGCACTCGCACGAATTTCTTGTTCATGCTGTATTTAGCGGGTTTTTATTTTAGGAGTTTAAAGGCTGAACGGATCTATAATGACAATTTGGCCGTTGTCTCTACGACCTAGATTTTCGATAGAACTTAGATCTAGCGGTGCTTGTCCGCCAATGGCATCTTCGAGATCTTGTGTGGCATAAACCAAGCCGTCAACTTGCTGTTCGCTTAGTTCAGGTGGCCGTTGGTTATTTTTATAAAATGCGTTAAGAGCATGTTCGCCGCGCGGTAGTGCTCTCATTAAACCTTCAATGTAATCTAGCACACGCTCTTCGCCTGATACTGGGTTTAAATATTCCATTTCGTACACAAAGTAAGTTTCGCCATCTACGGCAAAATCACCTGCGTTGTATATGCGTGGATAGTGTGGATTGCGCTGATTACGCATGAAGAAGCCTACATAGGTTTTCACTATGTCTTCACGCTCATCTTCGCCTATGCCCACAACTTTGACCACTGTGTTGCGTGGACTTAAAAATGCTATTTGATCACGGCCTTCGCCAAGATACTTGTAGCCGCGATCAGTAAAATAATCTTGTATTCTTTGACTTATTGATAGTTCGTCATCGGCATTGATTTCTTCAAGTTTTTCAACTCCGCCTTTGGCCTTGATATTGCGCCATAGTTCTTTTCCAGGTGTTAATTGTGCAGTGCTGGGTTTAATAGTATTGCCCAACCCATGAGCATATTTGTACATAGACGACGCAATACCTTGTCTGCGGTATTCAGGATTGACATAAACCATACTTGCTACCAAGTCTTTAAACAACAAGCCTCGAGAGACAAATCTAGTATAGCCCACTTCTTTGGGTTTAGGATTACCTTGCCAGTCAGTAGCCTGATCGTCATACACATGCACAAACAGTGTTGGTTTCTTTGCCCACTCTCGGACTTCCGCTTCTAATCTATATCGGCCATCCAAGATTGATTGCGTATCTTTCCAACCCGTGGTCAATACTTTTTTATTGACATATTCTTGTACTGGTACATTTTGAACTTGATGCATTCTACGCAACACAGCACGGGCAACATCATCAATAAACTTTTGATCATTGCGCTGTGCTTGTAAGAACTTTCTGTTGGCTACAAAACGAAAGAGATCTTCGTAGCTTTGGAATTGTATGTTGTTTTGTTGAATTAGTTTTTCAATACTGTTGACAGCATTGGTAAAGTCTATGCCTTCGGTTAAAAACTCTTGAGCTCGCATTATACATACTTTCTTAACGCATCTGGGCCTAGATCTTGAATACGATCAGCTGGTATTCTGGTAGTTGAAAAGTGCCAGCCAAATTCATAGGCCAACGGAACACCACGCACATCAACTTTCAACAAGGTAAATTCTTCATCTTTATTTTTGGCTTTGGCATCTAGCCAACCATATACTGTGTATAATTCGTCTCGTAATTTTTTTGGATCACCTTCATCTACTACCATGAATGCTTTGCCATCACGGGGATCCAGTCCTGAGTACATGATTTCTTCTGCGTTTTCCAAGCCAGTGATATGATAAGCAGTTGTGTAAGAGTGATCAGATCGATCTTCTACTGCTTCCTGCATTTGAGATTCCATCATCTCTGCACCTACTCTGTCAGCAATTACCGACCAGGCTTCTGCATTGGCGTTGTCGTTGACCACTAGTTCTCGCTGTTCAGTCTGGTACAGTCTTTCACCTGCTTCAAATAAAGCACGGATAATAGCAGTTGCGGCACCTTTGTACTGACCAGCTGTGGCATCTTCTACAACAACGATCATTGATTCACCTTCAGCATAGGCATTAAGTGTGAGATAAAATGCCCCACGCACAGTGTCACTTCCAGCAAAAGCACTAGCAGCGCCTTGTTGTCCTTTGACTGTGGTTAATCCCACTCCTTCTACAACTGACTTGCCGTAGAGTTTGACATCTGGATATAGTTCAGCAAATGCATCTTGTGCCACTGCTACAATTTGCTGTGGTTGCATTTGTTCAAAATCCACTGACTCTTTGACCAACTGTTTTGTTTTGATTTCTTTGACTGATCCCACATGGTGATCTTGAATGTTGAACTGCTGTTTCAATATGGTTCTTGCCTGTTGAGCATTAGAGGCCCATACCTGCGCATCAACATAGCCCACATAGTTGGCCTGACTTACACGAACTTTTGCGCCCCATAATTTAGCTGACTCTGTTATAAACTCTTTAGATCTCATAGTTATTGAACAATCCAATGATAAAAATGTTCGTAGTTATCAGCTGTGGCTCGTTCGCCTGTGTTCTCATAATCTGGCTCAAGGACAAAAATGTTTGCGGCAACTTTTCTCAAACGATCACCAGTGTCATGAATTTCATAGAACTTGTCTTGAATAATCTTTTTGGCTTGTCCAGGGTCGTTGGCTTTGCCCACTACTTTTGCTCCGTTGTCAGGATCAACAAAAACGATCTTTAATTCACCACTGGACATTGGTAGTTGTAGTTGTGCGTCTTCATCTACTGCGGTTTGAGCAGATTCTACTAAATTGATATATTCGCGTATGGTTTTCATAACAGCATTTCCTTTAATATATTACTTATTACTCTGTGCTACATAGGCCGGGCCTACATAACCTTCTGGATACTTTGCAAAATGTTGTATGGTACGGTGCCAGCCCTCTAGCAATTCATATCCTTGTGATGTTTTTATTATAATCACTGGTTCTTTTCTTATACCGCCCTGTTGCTGTGCTAGTTTGGCCTGTGTAGCGTGACGTTCAGCATCCTTGCTTAGTGGGTTCATGGTGCTAGGAATTTTTGGAGTCGCCTTACCTCCAGATCTTAAATGTAGATTTTTTAATGTATTTGGCTCCCACATATCCATGGTAAACTTCATCTCGGGTATCAGTTGCCATTTGGTGTTAGGCGATAATCCAGCATCAGTGATAGTTTGTATAACAGCATCTTTTAATCTGTATTGAACACTTTCAAATCGTGCTAAATTTTTATACAACCAATCCCAAACCACATAACGAGGCCAAACAGGCAGTAATTTTTGTATGTAATCTAAAAGTTTTACACGTAATTCAACCAAAAACTCGTTAGCTCTCATTTTTTCTTACCTGCTTTCATGTTGGCGCACCAGTGATACATTTTGCCTTTTTCACCGCCATACTTTTTAGCCTTTGCTCTTAAGCTACTTACGCTACCTGAGCAACTAGCACCTGCACGTTTTACACGTCCAGGACGGCTTTTGCCTCGGACTTTGCCATCAGCAAAGTTTTCTTTAACAGTGTCTAAAAATGCTACTTCGTCTGGAATGCCAAGTTTTTTAATACTCCAAAGTATTTGTTTGTATTTGTCATCGCCGAGTCCAGCCCAAAATTGTTGACTACCAATAGCTTCTCGATAGGATTCTGGGCGTAGATATTTTTTATATTCTACAGACCAGGGCGGTGATTTTTCCAGAACATTTTGTAGGGTAATCAGGCTGAAATCCCAAGTGGGTTGTTTTGTTTCCCAACCATTGTCTCCATGTGGATGAGTTATAAAAATAGCACCACGCTTGATTAGTTCTGGAACATTTAACCGACGTCGGGGTGTGTTAAATGTTGCGTTTTCAAACACGTCTGGATCAAAGTCATCTGCTGAAATAAAGTATGAGGTGCCGTCTCTGTGCTGTAGTTGCACAGCATCATCTTCTGACTCAACTTGTTGTATGCTCCAGCCCATGCTGGTTAATACTGATTCAATCTGTGGTTGTTTTTCTGCGGCATTCCACCAACGATTGGCCAAAACAAAAATAGGATCTGGCACGTCATCGTTGTTGTCACGTTCAGGACTGGTTGCAAATTCTGCTATGTGTCTTTTTGGATCAAACTCTCGACCAGCCATGGCATCAATGATCTGCTGATATTTGTGATTGCCAAGCCATCCTGGTTGATTTAACTTCTTTTTTACAAGAGGGATAAATTCAGGACGCTCACGCCAGTTCCAGGACGCACCGTTTAAAGGAGTGACAAGGCTGAATCCAGGTCGATTGGGATCACCGTTGTTGTCAGTTACTTTTAGATACTTGCCATAGATTTCATCAAAGTTTAATTTACGAGCATATCCTTCGGCTACTTTTTTAACACCAACATAGGCTCGTATTGAAGGAATACCTAATACCTTAGCGGCATTGAGTCTGTGATATCCATCTAATATATATCGATCTCCAATGACAATAGGAGGAGCCTTGGAAAAATCCATTTGACGATAGCGTTCTACTTTTTCACGATCCAGTTTTGGCAATTCACTTGGAATAGAATTAGTTGGTACATTTTTTAATACAAAGTGATCAAATGTGTTTTCAATATAGTCAGTGTAGTCTTGATGTAAGTTAGGATCGTGATGTGTTTTTAGATAAGCAATCATATCTGCCACTGATACTTTGTTGCTGGTACTTTCCATTATTCCTGTACCACGACGCAATCTCAAATCGTAGTCCACATCGCTTTCATAACGTTCAATGTAATCTTGATAATAACGTTGTGCGTCAGCTGGAGTATCAGCTTCAAAACGATCAACTATTTTTGTAGGTTGATCAGCATGGTATATTTCATAACTGGTGTTTAGGCGTTGTCTGGCACGAGCCATGCGTTCTTGTCTAGTATCCACTTGACGACCAGCACGACTCAAATAGCGTTCTAATCTATCTCTACTGATTTCGTTGACTGTATCTTTGCGCACTAAATCATAAGTCACTACTTCACCGGCGTCTTTTCTGTGTACTTGATAGCCCCAAGATGATGCATATCGTTGTACCATACGATCATACAATCGAGCACGACTTTGACTGTTTTGCCCAGCACCAACTTGTTTGCTGGCATTGAATGTTACACGTTCGGGATTTTCTTTTCTGATAAATTTTTGTATGGCAGTCAATACTGTGGCAAAGATTCTTTGAGCATCACCTTCTCCAGTGAGTTCTAGGCTGTAATTGCGCCAAAACGACACATGCCATGCTTCATCTTCGCCAGTGGGTCCAGCAGATTCCAACTCAAATGATATTGAAAGATTGCTACCATCATCCAGTTTGGTATAAGCATCATATGCATCATATTCGCTTTTTTCCCAGACCAGTGGATAAGGTTGATCAAATGCTTCTATTACAAACTCATTGGCTCTCATTGTTTGTTTTTCCGATCCAACATGTTGTAATGACCACTGTCTAACTTCAAAGCGTTAACAGCCATTTGCATTACTGTGTTTTTTGCACTCGGTGGCACAGCGGCAAAGTTAGCATAGCCCAGTTTCTTTGCAGCGGCATCCATGGCCGCACGAGCTCGTTGAGCATCGTTAATGCTTTCAGTCACTGTTTGTGCAAGACGCCAGCCATAGTTTTCTGTAGTCTCAGGCATGCCTTGATTGCGTAGCCAGTTAGTGAATTTGTCTCCAGCATCATCAGCACTGTCGGCGTTGTATCTCAACACTACTTGGCCATTTCTGCGATCCACAATTTCGTATTGAACACGATCTTGATCTATTGTAAAGTCAATGTCACGTACTCGAGGTTCAACACGTTGTTGTAGTTGTTTACTGTCCACACGATTGTCTATGGCCTGCTTGACATTTGAGGCTTTTTGTACTGTGAAGTTGCCAATGTCCAAGTTTTTGTCCTGCAAGTAAGTGATAGCAAAGTCCACAGCCTGTGACTGTGAGCTGGCTCGGAATGTGTAGAATGGCAACATGCTGTGCTTGTTGATGATCACATAGTCCTTGGGTTGAGCAATCTGTTTGGCCAACTGTGCTCTACGGCTCAGCTTGGGTTCTGGCTCTGCATCACTGCCACTGTAGGGTTCAACATAGAATGGTATGACATTGGTGTATTTTTCGTAGGCCAAGTCAGCTGCCGCACCACGGGTGGGTGCATCAATGATTTCCAAGGTTTCTTGGTTGTCATTGCGAATAACACTCCAACGACCTGTGTTGGTACCCACATCACGCAGTTCATAGGCCTGTTTGAAGTCCATCATTGAACTAGCCGGGCTTACACGAGCTTTGGCACGTTCCAACGCATCCATTTCTGTGTAACCGGAAAACACCACGCCTGGTACTGGTTTCTTAGTAAATCTATTGTATAGCTTCCATTCGCTCTTGGGACCCATGCCACCGGGCACTTCTTTTGAAATAACTCGTTCGGCCCACTGCTTTTTGAGTTCTTCGGCTGTGAGTTCACCCGAACTAAACTTGGCAAACAAGTTTAGATCTTCGCCACCTTCAGGAGCAATCAACTTGTATAACTTTTTGTAGTATTCAGGACGCTCTAGGTCAGGTCTACCAGCCAAGTACATGGCATAGGCAAAGCGACGCATGGTCGATGCTAGGATATCTTGCTCGCCTTGATCGCCTGCACTTAGATAATCGCCTCCTGGGCTTCGGAATTCAATGTAACCAGGCTTGATGTGTGCCGATGTATACTTTGAGTTACCCACACCTTGCTGTACATACTTTTGTGCTAGTTCAATGAGATTGTTTCTCATCAACTCCATAGCTGATGCTATTTTAGTATCGCCGCGATTTTTGCTACCGGCAACGTTTTGTTTGAGTTTCTTGAGAGCACTGTCAGTGTAAGTATTGGCTGCACGACCGAACTTTTCCAACACATACTGGTCACCCATAAACAGAATTAGTTTTAGATAGTCAACATCGCCACCTTTGAACGGTATTGATATGCCCATGTGCAGACCTGTTGAGCTGTTGGTATAAGCATCGCCATCTGAGTTGGCCCAGTCTATGATGGCTTCTAGTTGTTCAATGGCTTTGTTTAGGGGCATTGGTGGACTCACAAGTTCAAGTCCAAAATCTTCGGAGTCATCTGGGCTCAAACTTGAGTCGGGTTCCAACACATACTCGTTGGGCACACGTTTTTTAGTGTGATAGCCATAGCCCACTTCCACAGGCATGCCTGTGACTTGTTCGATTTCTCTAGCAATATCTGACCATTCGCGTCTGCCGCCATTGCCACCACCACCGGTCATGTAGGGCCAATCTAGGCCATATTCGTTCATGACGTCTGACATCCAGCGTAGACCAATGTCTGAGAAGAAACTTGAATCGTCTCCTTCCCAGTTTTCCTGGAAGTTTTCCAATGCTTGATCGTAGATGCTGTCTTGAAGGTCTATACTGGCTTCAACTTCTTCATCCAGCACTTCATTGGCAATGCTTCGAGCTTCACTGTATTGGCTGGTCATTTCCAACTGTTCTTCACTCATTTCAGAGCCGGTGATTTCCTTGTTGGCGTAGCGTTTATGCAACTCCATAACAGCGTCTGCTTGTTCATCATCTAGTCCTATGCCATCTGTCAATGCTGAGAGAATACGCTCGCTCATTGGGCGTTCTTCCAACCATACTTCACGCACTAGATCTTCAGATTCATTTTCAAAATCACGAATGACTTGATCATCACGCCACTCAAAGTAAGCATTGTCCAACTTTTCACGCAGTCTGTCAGCACCGCGATCGCTCAAGCCATTGCCAAAGTCGTCATGCATGAAAAAATCAATGACTTCGTCAATCGAACTTGTACGCTCGTCGTAGTCCATGTCGTATTCCATTTCACCGTCATCTTCGTCGGCCTGTGTGTCACGGAATATTAGCTCTGCTTCAAAGCCAGCCTGGATGCCTTCGGCTTCGGGACTGTTGGCAAACTTGCGTAGAGCACTAGGACTCATTTTGACTTCGTCTAGTTGTTCTGACTCATCTACGTTGTAGGTGGGATCAGTTTTGATCTTACGACCTAGACGACGTTTAGGATCCAGAGGATCAATGTCTGTGACATCCAAACCAGTGGCTTTTAAGTTGTCAATAAACTTGTGCTCTGTGTCTTCGTCGCCAAAGCTGACAATAGTACTAGGCGGCCCTTGTCCAAAGTCATGTTTGCCCAAGCCTTCTAAGTCACTGATATGCTGACCCAGCTTGTACCAATCATACACATCTGAAACATCCACACGCAACGTACCTGCGGGCATAGTGGGTTTGGTCTCAGGACCCGGCGGATTGTCAGCACTGTAGTCTTCTTTAGAAATACGTCCAGTTTCTTTGAACTCACGCAGGGCATTCTTAAGGCCTTTGATCAACAATTGAGGATGTCCTTGACTGTCTGTGTGCAAGCTCATTTTGTTGGCTTCTTTGCCCACTGCTCCTGGACGTACATCCACTGATAATGCGTTGCTGAACTGTGGTAGTTTTGCTTGCGCCTTTGTAGGAATATAACCCGACGCTTCGTTTTGTTGTGCTTTCTTTTGTAGCTGATAAAGACGACTTTGATTCTTTGCGTTGGCCGATCCGGGACCTTGACCTTGTGCTCTAATAAAATTCTGTAGTTCTTGATCCAGTTCGGCCTTTACTCCGGCTCGGTTCATGTTCTTGACAGTTTGCGCTGTGCGTGCCACTGTTTGTGCATCTTTAACAGCACCTGCTGTAGTTGTAGCACATCCGGGAGTGCCTGCTATGCAAGCGGCAGCTGCTAGTGCGCCTAGTTTTTGTTTGATGCCTTCATCAACTTCTTCAAATTTGTTAAAATCAGCGGAACGACGTGTTTCACTACCTTGACTAGGAAATTGTCCAGTTGATTTAACCGGTGGTTGAGATTGTTGTTGATTTATTTCTGCTTGTGCTTTATCATTAGCTATTGCTCGGAATTTATTTAAAGTTCTTGTATCTAATAGTTGACCAGTTGCCTGAGCACGTTGAACTAGTGTATCAAAATGTTTTTTAACAAGTTGATTTTTTTGGATCTGAACTTGTTGTGTTGGTTGTTGCACATTGTCTGCTCTTGCAGATCCTCCTCCTAACGCTAATCCAGCACCTAATATACCAGCGGCTACATTTTGTTTCCATCCTTCTTCCACTGGTGATTCAGCAAATAACTCGGGATGAGCCTGCCCATATTCACGCATGAGCACACCGGCTTTGGCGTTGGCTTCATTTTCCCACTTAGATCCTGTTTCACCAGCATCCGCAGGCATGTCTGCAACTTCACCTTGACGTTGATGTGTAAGCTCATGTGCCACTGTACGCAAAATGTCCATGACATGGCGATTGGCCAAACTCACAATCAACTCATTGGTGTCATGATTGTAACTGCCAAATGTTCGGTTACGTTCTGACCAAGCAGGATCACGCTTGAAACGAATCGCAGGATCGTTTTCAATGTTTAACTTGGCAACACAAAAACGCACAAAGTCTCGTACTGTGTCTTCGGTTGCGGGTGCAGATTCTCTTATGCTTTCTCCACCACCACCATCACCACCAGCGTCTACAGCTGAAGCATCTGTGCCTGAGTTGAAACTGTAGCCAGGATACCAATATCCGCCAAAGCCGTATTTTGTTTTCTTTTTACTTTTCTTTTTCCGGCGCTCGTTTAAACTAAGCTCTGCATCTTGTGCGGCCTGTCGTGCATCATACAACTTCTTGATCATGCCTTGGTTGCGTAGCATTTTGTAGGCCAAGTTTTCAGCACCTAATTCACCGTGAGCATCTAATCCAGCTTGACGCATGGTTTTGATTTTACGTGCCAATTCTGCGATCTTTTCGCCATTGCCTGATGCTACAGCAGATTCAATTCTGTGTCCAATGTCTTCAAACTTTGACTTTACAGCTTCATCGTTGACTGTGGCTTTGCGTTTGAGAGGAATCTTTACCCAGTCATTGTCCATCACTGAATAAATGCCCTGACTCACTGGTTGTTTGCGTGCATCTTCTACATAGAGCTCTACGTCATAGCCGCCGATGGTAATATTGTGTTGATCGTTGTACTGATACTTTTTGGCATCAAACAACTCACGATAAACGTCAGATTCATCTGCCTGCGGAATGTCTACAACTAAATGTAGATCAATGTCTGAGTGTGGTGTGTATGTGTATCCGGCGTTGCTGCCAGACACTGTGATGTCTTTTACTTCTAGATCACTGAGTCCTAGAAATTCCTTGAAATCCTTGGCGATCACCAGCAAACGCTCGCGCACTTCAGGCTTCATTTTTTCGCCGCTCCAAATAGCAGGATTTAATGTGTCATTGAATTTAACTGCGTCGGCTAAATTATAGGAATCTAATTCTGTGATGTTCATAGTGTATTTATTTGATTAATTATTATAACACAGCAAACAAAAAGCCGCTTGATTCAGCGGCTCTTTTTTTATTTTAAAAAAGAATTATTTCTTTTTCTTTTTGCTGGCCAACACTTTGCCTGCCACTGGAGCTGGTGGTTCTGCTGCTTGCAGTGGTTGATTCACTGTGAATGCAGCCGGTGTATTAACTGGCAGTTGTGTAGTCTGTGCAGGTTGTTGATTGGCCTGGGCCTGGGCATGCAGATCTCTATAGGCTTGCTCTTGATTTTCATTTGAGAACACATAAGTTCCTGAATGACGTAGCAAAACACGCTTGTCAACCCAAACTTCGCCACCTAGATCACGCCAGTTTTCACAGAATGCCCAGTCTTCTGAGTAATATCGATTTTCACGCACACCTGTGTCAAAATAGGTCTTCATGTGTGCGTCTAATTCCACTGGCAAACCAATGTCATTTTTAAACGGAATAACATGTGGATGTTTGTTTAGCTTTTCAAACACATGACGTTTGATCAACAAAAATCCTGTGCCTGTTTTTGAAACTTCTTGTAGTGCGCCTTCTTCTCGAGCACCTTCAAATCCGTTTACGCACCATTTGATTGGAATTGATTTCATTGGATATAAACCACCAATTACGTCTTTGTCTGCATTGAGCATTACTAGCAAATGCCATGGTTCCCAACCAATATCAGCATCAATAAACATTAGGTGTGTTGAATCTGGGTTAGTTAAAAACTTGGCTGTCAGCGTGTTTCTAGCACGAGTAATTAAACTCTCATTGGTCATGGTTTCCATGGTCCAATCAATGCCCAACTGACGTGCAGTATTGGACCATTTGATAAAACTCATAAAAGTTGATTCAGTTAAATTACCACCATAACAAGGCATACAAATATGCACCTTGGTGGTTTTTAAATAATCAATGTTGACTTGTACAGTGTTTTGTTGCGGTACCGGAGTTTGTGCGATTGCTTCTGACATTTGTTCCTCTTGTTGTAAAATGTACACATATTTACAAGAGGCCGCAGGGTGGGGTGTTATTTCCTGCCTATTACCATGAAACGATTGTACTCAGTTTCGGGATCTTGTAAACTACGAGTTCCTGTGTAGTATACTTGATCTAACGGGAATTTGTCAAGGATATCTTGGGGACTGTGAAACTGTTGACCAGGGTCTTGATCACGTGCTTGTAAAACTACCAGCGTGCCTGCAGGAATATGGTCAAACCAAGCACGCCCGGGCATGTCTGTTAGGCTGGTATTGATCACAGCACTATTGGGGCCCAACTGACGATAGTCTAATTCGTTAGCATCTTGGTACATGTGTTCCACACGCTCGGCGCCCACGTGATCCAACATTCTGGCACTTTGCGTCAACATACCTTGATCAGTTTCAACATTGATGATTTGATCATATTCAAATGTGGGTTGTAGATGCATGTATAATGCAAGATTGCCGTACCAAGAACCCAGGATATAAACAGTGTCTAACGTGGGTGCAATTTCGCCTAGCTCTTTTAACAACCAAACTTTGCTTCGAGTCAAATCCGGAGTAAAACTGCCTTGAAGACTGTAACCCGAACTTTCATTTACTTTTTTTTTACGGCCAGCACAGTGAGCACGCTGACTAAAACCTCGAGGATTATTGCAATTGATACTACGTTTGTACTTTTGACTCCATTTTTCTTCAATGTAGTCTTCGGGTTCTTTTTGTTTTAGTTGTGCAATCATTTCTTTTAAGTGATTGATCTTTTGTGAAATTCTTGTGTGACTTTCGGACACTGTTTGTACAGCTTTTCCGGTGCCTAGCTTACGATCAAATATGTCTTTTATTCCAGCATCCATGTCACCATAAAGATCAGCAATAATTTGTTCGCGATCAGCATTGTTGCCTGCAATGTATTTTTTGCGAATTTGGCTAGCTGAATTGGCATCGGCGCCCTGTACTCGAAAATTAACTGTGGGTGTCACTGCCACATAAGCATGCTGAGTCATGTTTTTTAAATCTTTTCCATCTTCGGGAAAAGGTTGCATATAACTAGCAGATCCATCTTTTTTGGGACGGAAATTAAAACGTGCATCTTCGCCACTCATGTCTTTTTCACTCACAGCAAAGATCAACACTGTGTTCTCAGGATCGTCTATTTCGCTTTTGATTTCTTGAGCTTGGTAAGGATTCTTTACCTGTGCAATTTTTCCAGGAGCAATACCCAACTTGGTCATCATGTCCATTTTATCTGCAAACGAGAATGGACTGGTCTCTGGATCTTGTTTGTCACTGCTTACAACAAATACGTTGTCTGTGCCAAAGCGGCGTACTAGATAATCATAGCTGGCTTTGTGACCACGATGAAAAGGGTGAAAACGTCCGGGATAAATTACTACTGTGCGCATTCAGTATTTAGCAGCTTACACGTGTTCTAACAACCATAGATAAACCGGCGTGCTAAATTTAAAATCCACAGACCCATTACACCCCATGGTTCCAAAAAAGTTTTCTGAAACCACTGGCCCATTGCCGTTGAAATCGTGAGAATAAGTGCAATGTTTAAAATATACAAAATCCAAATCAATGTTGTTGATTTCTATATTTGAAATGGTCAGCACAGCATCTTTGACAATTTGATTTTGTGCATCGACTGTGGTATGATGTGATTTTTTTCCTGACATAATAAATTTTATATTGTGTTCAGTGTTGGTATTATCATCAAATTCATGAGTTACCGTGGCAACATTGTCTATTACATCAGAAAAAATCACTGACGTGTCAAACATCATTTGAAAATGTAACCCGGCATCAGGGTCAGAAGGAGTGATTTGAAACACCAATTTTGATACACTCATATCAGGAATTAATATGTTAGATTAATAAAATTAATGGTACCAGAATCAAATCCAGTGATTTGAGCTCGTACCCAGGTAAAATTGCCAGTGGCTGTATAAACGCGGTGATCGGTTATAGCAGTAGAATCATCGCCGTATTCGTAGATATCAAACCAGTCTGCTGTTTGCCATTCGTTGTCTATTGTGGCTTGTAAGGTAATAACGCCGGTAAAATCAGTGGTTCTAATACCCAAGGTTTGTATGCCACCTTGTCCTTGATAGTAACCCACTGCTTTGACACCGTCAGAATTAAAATCCGCTGAGCTACCGTCATAGTTGCCCGATGGCGTGCCATACACAACATTGTCCAATAAAAATAGATTATTGAGAGCCATTACGCCTGTTGCACTTCTACAATAACAGCACTGCCTGATGCTTCTGAAGCCAGCTGTTGAACAACTGCTTCTAATTGAGCAATCATTTCAGGTGTCAACAACACATGAGCTGTGTCAGTGTCACGCACCATTTCGCTAACAGTAATAACTAAAGAGGTTGAATTGATTTTTGCCATAGTGTTTTATTTAGCCACTATTTGCACAGTCTTGCGAATTAATCCTGGACGGATTAGGCTCAACAGTGTGATCCAGGATTGTGCATTGTAATCAATAAAAAAATAATCCTGTGTGCGTTCAAAAGGTGTAGCTAACCAACTTACTAATGCTGGGCTAATTTTAACTGATTGTTGAGTTAAAAAATCATTTATTTGATTCTTTTCTGTACTGGTCAATTTAACAGATCGAAAATAACTACGATATTGATATTTTGGGTTACGTAATGTAATAGTATTTCGAGCTCTAACTATGTTGGCGCGAGTATATTTCACTGATCTAACAAAAGGCAGTCGACCAATACGCTCTAACAGTATAGGATTATTGCTGTAAATCCAACACTGGTCCACACTGATAACCATTTTGTAGGGCTCTTCTACACGTTGTAAAAAGTCAGCAAAAGCATACAAGTTTTCTTTGGTAATAGCAGTAATAGCATCATGGCCACGTACAAAATTATTGTGGGGCCAACGTGAACGCACACGCTCGCGCCATATCTGCCGAGAAGTCAATACTTGTTCAATATTGTCAGCATCCAAGCTGTCACGCAAGGCACTGACTTCGCTGAGCCTAAATCTAACGCAATATTGCCAGTGATCGTAAAACAGTCGATCACTGTCTACAGGATTAAAGATCTGAGGATGGATGGTCAAGGACAATATAACCCTCTTCGTTTACAATCGGAGTTGGTTTGGGCTCCTCTATAGCAAACACCACAGATTCGCCGTCTAGATCTGCATGCAATGAGCAATCACTCAATCGATCAAATAAAATACGTTTACTCAACGGTACACGAATTAACTCGTCAATTTTACGTGCCAAAGGTCTTGCACCCATTTTAGGATCATAGCCCTTTTCTGCCAATTGATCAATCACTGCTTCGCTAAGAGTTAAGCGGATGTTTTTAGCAGTTAAACTGTCCTGCAATTCATCTACAAATTTAATCACAATCTTTTTAATGGCCAACTGATCTAGTTTGTTAAACTTACACACTTGATCAATACGGTTACGTAACTCGGGTTTGAAAAATTCTTTCATGGCCCGGTCTTCACTACCGGTCTTTTCCAAACTTTGTCCAAAGCCGATATTATTAGCTTCATTATCACGAGCACCCAAGTTTGATGTCATGATAATAATGCAATTCTTTAAATTAACAGTTTTGCCATTGGCTGATGTCAAGCGTCCTTCATCCAGCATTTGTAGCATGATATTGATAACATCCGGGTGTGCTTTTTCAATTTCGTCAAAAAGAACGATAGAGAATGGATTTTTACTGATATCCGAAATTAATTTACCGCCGCCCACGTTGCCATCTTCAAAGCCCACATATCCCGGAGGAGCACCAATTAAACTCGATACAGTGTGTTTTTCTTGATATTCACTCATATCGTACTTGAGCAACTGCATGTCCAAGTTAGTAGATAGCAATTTAGCTAACTCTGTTTTGCCTGTGCCTGTTGGTCCTAGGAATAAAAAGCTGGCAATGGGTTTCTTTTCGTTGCCAATGCCCGAGAAATTAATATACACACGTTCAAGCACAGCATCCACTGCGGCATCTTGCCCGTATAATTTCTGTTTGATATTTGATTCTAAATCCACAATTTTAGCACTGCGTTCATTTTGTAATCGATCTAGAGGAATATTGGCTACACGACTCAATTGAGACATAATCATTTCTCGAGTAATGGTTACATTACCTTGATCTTTTACACGCTCACGGGCACAAGCACCGTCAATTAAATCAATTGATTTATCAGGATTTTTACGGTCATGAATATAGCGACGGCTCAATTCCACAGCTGCTGTCATAGCTTCTGTGTCAATCATGACATTGTGAAATTGTTCTAGTCGTGGACTTAACCCAATGAGAATTTGCTCAGTAACTGCATCTGTGGGCTCATCTACACCTACTCTATGAAAACGACGCATCAGTGCGCGGTCTTTTTCAAATGACTCGTAAAATTCTTCCCATGTTGTTGATGCTATTACTTTTAAACTTCCTTTGGTAATAGCAGGCTTTAGCATGTTAGCAAAGTCTAGTGTGGAATTATTACCAGCACCAGCACCTTTCATTGTGTGTGCTTCATCAATAAACAAAATACAATTGCCTTTGGCTTCTAGTGCTCCAATTACCTGCTTGAATTTTTCTTCAAATTCACCTCGGTATTTTGATCCTGCTAACAATGATCCAATTTCAAGCCCCCAAACTTCGTGACCTTTTAAGAATTCTGGCACACGTCCTGCTTGAATTTCTTGTGCCAATCCATCTACAATAGCTGTTTTGCCCACGCCAGGATCTCCAACCATTAACACGTTGGCTTTGAATCGGCGGGCTAGCACAGTGATCATTTCGCTTAGTTCATTGCTACGACCGATCATGGGTTCTAATTTGTTTTCCTGAGCCAAACGAGTAATATTGGTACAATGTTCTTCTAGAACTTCTGTGGCCTGTTGCGTGTTTAGTTTGACATCACTTTGATTGTAGTTCTTGCTGTAGAATTCTACAAATTCGGCTTTCTTTACGCCATACTTCAACAAGAAATAATGTGCATGGCTGTTGGTTTCTGACATCATGGCCAAATAAAGATCCACGGTGGTCACTGATCTGCGTCCTGTAAACAAGACTTGCGTCAAGGCGCGATTAAAACAACGTTCAAGAGCATTGGTCTTTTTGGGTTGAATATCACCCGGTTTAACCAAGTTAACCAAGCTGTCCAAATAAGCATCCAGTTCTGCTTCAAACATTGCAACATCTGTGCCGTATTTTTCTAGTACCTTGCGAAATGCAATGTGTCGAATCATAGACAACAATACATGTTCTGTTAGCACATATTCATGCTGTTTGGTACGAGCAATTTTAACTGCTTCGTCAACAATTTGTTCAATTTCAGGATTGTTTTGCATACGGCCCTTTGTTGTTATTAATGTATATATTATTATACACTGGTATTTCGTTATAATGCAATCTTATTGGCTATGTTTGGCTCGAATATGATCCAATAATTCTTGGTCAATCTTTTCGGGCAAACGGCCTTGTATTTTAATCAAGATATCGCCTTGTTGTCCAGATCTGTGGCGAAGCCCACGTCCTCTCAATCGCAAGGTAGTACCGGGTTGACACATAGGAGGAATAGTAAATAGGATTTCTGTGCCCAATAAATCTTTAATTCTAGCATCTGTTCCTAGAATTAAATCCCACACTGTGGCAGTGTGTTCTGTGGTCAAATTAAGACCCGTTCTGTACCACCGTGGATCAGGGTGTATTCTAAAAGTAACAATCAAGTCCAAGCCGCCTGGTGCCAGTCCTGGATATTGTACGGAGTCGCCATCGTCTATGCCCAAAGGAATTTCAATGTCTACAGCCTGTGTACCTGTGGGTGTTCCCACAGATATGGTCCTACGTCCGCCTTGTGCTACATCACGTAGTTGTATCCATAGGCTCATTCTAGCCGATTGTGGCCTACGCTGATTCCCTTGCCCAAAACGTGCACCAAAGATGTCAAATATAGTGTCAAAGTCAAAGCCGTGCATGCCCGGACCATGTTGTCCAAATGAGCCAAAGTTAGGAGCAGGATTATCGTATTGTGCTCGTTTTCCTGGGTCACTTAATGTTCTATAGGCTTCTTCAATTTCTTGGAATTTTTTAACATCTCCGCCTTTGTCGGGGTGATGCTGACTTGCGAGCTTTCTATAGGCACGTTTGATTTCGTCTGCTGTAGCTGAGGTTTTTACACCTAGAATTTCGTAATAGTTTTTCATCAAATAAAAAAGACAGTATCTTTTAATTATACTGTCTTTTGTGGTGCCTGTCAATAATACTGGTTACGAGTTCCAGTTACACTCTATTGATGTGTACGATTATTTGATTTGAGTCCAAACACGTTCGCGAATTTGTCGTGTTAATGCGTCAGGCAAAGGAACATAGTCTAGATCTGCAGCAGATTGACGTCCGTTTTTAAATGCCCAATCAAAAAACTTCAATGCTTCTTGACTTTGTTGTTTGTTGGCAGGATCTCGATACATGAGAATAAAGCTGGCCGTGGTCACTGGCCATACAGCATCACCACGCTGATCCACAATGCTTAGACCCATGCCCGGTACTGAAAACCAATCAGCACCAGCTGCCGCAGCAGAAAATGTGGCATCGTCAGGATGAACCCACTTGCCTGACTTGTTTTGTAATTGTAGGTATGTCAGTTTGTTCTTTTTGACATAGGCATATTCTACATAGCCAATTGAACCTTTGACCCGGTTTACATTGGCAGCAACGCCTTCGTTGCCCTTGCCACCCATAGCAGTGGCCGGTAACCATTTCACAGCAGGGCCTCGACCCACGCGATCTTCCCACTCCTTTGACACGGTACTCAAATAGTCTGTCCAGTTAAATGTTGTGCCAGAGCCGTCAGCACGATGAACTACAGTTATTAGTTGATCTGGCAATTTTTTACCTGGGTTCAACGCTTGTAATTTAGGATCATTCCACTTTTTAATATTGCCCAAGAACACGTCGGCCATTACAGCACCAGTGATGCGTAGTTCTCCGGGCTTGAATCCGTCTAGGTTAACAATAGGCACTGTGCCACCAATGATTGCAGGAAATTGTACCAGCCCATCCTTGGCAAGGTCTTCGCCTTTGAGTGGAGCATCTGTGGCGCCAAATGTAACTGTTCGAGCTTTGATTTGACGAATACCGCCGGAGCTTCCTATGCTTTGATAGTTAAGACCAATGCCTGAAGCTCGTTTATAATCTTCTGCCCACTTGGCATAGATTGGGTAAGGGAATGTTGCACCAGCAGCAGTGATGTCTGCGGCCTGTACACCCACGGCCACTGTGGCCAACAATGCGACTAAAAATTTTTTCATTGAATTTCCTTTGTAAGATATGTGCATCAGCACAAAATTATTTAAGGATAATCATGTTACAATTTTGTTACAATTAACAAAAAAGCACTCCAAGGAGTGCTTTGATTTGCTCAAAATTATTTTGATTATTTTGGTGGAACTTTTGTGCCTTCGTGTTTTTTGTGTACCTTGATTTTTTTGCACACTTGTATGGGCTTGCCATCTTTTCCCCGGACTACCTCACCTTTGGCAGTCTTTTTGTCTTTGCAAACTTCTTTGATTTCTGGCGCAGCAAAGCTCATACTACTGAATGCTATTAATACTGTTGCGATTATGTGTTTCATATTATAACTCCGGATGTGGTGGTTGAACCGGGGCTGGCTTGCCGCCAAACGTCGGTGTTGGTGCCGATGAAGCAAATGCTGGTGTTGTTGCTCCAAAGCTAGGAGCTGGTGCAGTTGCAGGCACTGGGTTCTGTGGTGCACTAAAACTTGGCTTGGGTATACCAAGTGTGTCACTGGCCAATGGACCGCCTGCAGCCCCCGCTAGTTTTTCTTGTCCTCGACTCCATGCTGTAATACCTAGCACAGCACCCATGGCCATGTGGAACAATCCAGCACCTTGTAGTGTAAGGGGTTGCCACTGACGGAATGCGTCATTGGCAGCAGATGTTTCCCAAAACTGCACAATGGCCCATAATATAGGGGCTGCAATAAAGTCAAACACGCACACGCACATGTACATGATGGCCATCATTGGGCGCCATTTTTTAGTCATCCAATCTTCTACTTCTTTTTCTGCTTTAGTTGGCTTTTTGTTTTTGTCTTCTGCCATTTTGTGCTCCTTTTATTATTTTGTTAACGCATCAAATATTTTTTGTTGCGTGCGATACCATTCTTGCCATCCACGTAGCTTTTCAGCAGTTTCATTGCAAGTGCCGTAATTGTCCACTACTGTTTCGAGGAGCTCACTGGCTTTAACGGTTGAGGGGGTTCCATCAGTTGACTCGGTACCTCGGGCCACTTGACCACGACTGGCACTGTCGTGCAAGCTGACAGCACTGCGAGGCAAAGTACACTGGCTATCAATTTGACGCCCGGCAACTTCGCGAATAATTGTTTTATTTGCATTTTTTGCTTTCCTTAATTCTATAATGTGTTCTTGCGTTTTCTTTTCCAGTGCGGCGTTGGCATCCTTTGATTGTTGTTCGGCTATAGCCACACGTGCTTTTAAATCAGCTATGGCTGAACGATAACTTAACTGTCCGCCAAAATATGCGCCTACAACCAAAGCCACAATGGCAATTAATTCTGCTGGCAATTTGTATCTGCCCATCAAAGGAATTATAGTTATTAGTTTGCTGGCAATGTACAACAACACTCCGGCAGCAAACAGCAGGTATGTAATCCAGGTAAAGATATTGTCTGGAATTAACTGTAGTACCCACTGTATTTGCCACATATCAAGCTCCAAATACGTGTTTAGCGTGCTCGTAGTGCTTTTCGCGATCAGCTAAACCAATATAACCACCGTTGATACGCTTGGTCATGGTTTTAATATCATCTGAATCTGCGTACTGATTTAGGTTGTTGGTTTCCCAGAACCAGCAAGCACTTTGCACAGCACCCTCAAAGGTCTGTAGGTACTCGCTTACTTCCTCTGGAGTGGATTCAATTGAATCTGCGAAAGCTTCGTAGTTGGCACGTCCGGTAAGCTGGATAAGGCCTCGGCCACAATACCTAAACCCGTCTCCTGTTTCTTCGGGGCCATTGCCCATGCGGCCACCATAAATTCTATTGGCAATTTTTTCTGGTTTCTTTTCATATTGTTTTGCTAGTTCATCTGTAGGGAAATACTTGGAAAACAACTTGCGTAGGGTTTCCCAACGATAATTTAAATTTTCTGTTAAAAAGCGGAAGTTTCCGGATTCATGTGCGCATTGTGCTACAAAAGCGGCTACACGCTGTGGTGTGTCAATACCGTAGTCTGGTAGTATAGCATTTAACGCATTGCACCATTGTTCCAAATAAGGATTGTTGCCAATGCATGATCGTAGTTGCTCTTGAGTAATTTCCATAGAAGTAGTCCTTTAACTACTACTATTTAGTTTAGCTCAAAACTTAAGCCAGCTCGTGTCTGCCCAAGTTGGCCCATACGGATTGAATTTTTTACAAATACGTTCGTACAACAATCTATCATTGTGCAAATACCAATTTAGCCAGTCTGGTGCTGGTTCAGTTTCGTATAACTCTTTGAGTTTGCGTTCTATGGCTTTTTTCTCTGGTGTACTAGCGTGTGTTCGACTCTGGTCCCAGTGGTTTACAAAACTGTTTATACCTGCACAGTCACGCATCAACTGCTCGGTGAATTTAATTACCTGCTCGTGACTGTAACCGCTAATGGGTATCCAATCAATATGATAACATAAATTTCCAAATGTGTCATGATAACTGCTAGTGTGCTGATCAAACACCGGAGCAAATTTTATAAAATTCTGAAATTTTTCATTTTGGTTGAATAAATCCTCTAGACCCTGCATTGAAATAAATTCTGCCAGGCCTTTGTGACGTCGTTCTATAGGATCAAGTATGTGCCCAAATACATGTTGACGTTGCCAGTCAATATCTATCCAGCTTATTTCCGACCATTTCCATTTGTTTAAAAAACTTTCATAAAAAAAGCTACTGGCACATTTTAAATTACGCACATAAACCAATGGCCCACATGTGGCAGCCATTATAGAATGGCGGTGTACATACCCGGACTTGCTCAGTGAATCAGGATAATCTTGTGCAAAAAACATATTATGTACGACCCCAACGAATACGATTCCACACCCTCTCGTGTAAAAAATATAATATAGTATTAGATACAAGTTGTACAACAGCAATTGTGCCTGCCACGGCAAAATTGCCAGCTATTATATAAGATATTAAAAAAGTAGCACCCGACCCAGTTAACCGCCAGCTTATGGTCTTAACTAAACTACGTTGAGGAGTTTCACTCAAGACCCATGCTCTTTCTTATTTTAGTAGCACTGATATCATGTATGCTGGCGTCAAATACTTCCTGTTCAATTTTATATCCTACATCGCGCCCGTAGGTGATGTTTACAATATTAGGCACAACTTGTATTTCATATTGTCCTTGATAGACGGGGTCTAGATCTCTACGAATATAACTCTTTACTTGCTCTATAGCGAATGGGTTTGATCCTTGCCAGCCTTGACAGTCACGTATTTGTATCACAACTTGTCCTGTTTTAGCAATAGCACGTTCGAACAAAGCTCTGTGCCCAGCATGCCACGGTTGCCAACGACCCAACATCTGTACTGTTTCCTTTTGCCAGTTAAATGTGGGTCTACGACGATTTTCTAATATATGCAAGCCAATAAATTCTGCCCACTTTTCTGCATTTTGTTCTGTGATGCGAAAATCATAAACTTCGGGCGGTATAAATGCACGATTGGTATCTTCAAAACGTCCAGTATCAATGGTATCCATCCATACAGTCCAATCAGCTTTGAAATTGTTTCTCATTTCTACCAATGGTGCTACAAAATCACAGATCACAAAATCATCAGAGGATTTATCTGCTAATTCTCTCATTCTATGACTTTGTCTAATACGTCCTTCAGGACTGAAATCCCAATCGTTGTAACGTTTGCGTACATCATCGGCGTTGAACCAAGTCACAGTGGCTCTGCTGCCATAAAGACTTTCAGAAGGTACGTTGTAAAAATCACTGTTGTTTTCAAGATATTTTTTCAGTGCTGTAGCTAAAAATGTTTTGCCTGAGCCTGGTAGACCCATAATCAATATACGTTGTGTCATAGTTGTTTCCTTGAGAGAGCTGTTAAATTGTAAGATTTAATGATTTCAAAACCTGCTCGATGTGCAGACTCCAGTGGGTGCAATGTATCAGATATTGCAAAACCCTGCTGTTTTGACCAGTCTAAAAATGACAGACCTTGAAATGTGGTCATATGTGGTCGAATATAATTTTGAAGCTCGGCTATAGCAGCATTGGTATTCCAGCGATCTTCAAAAATTAAATCATCAATGTATGTCATAACAAAAGAAATATTTTTTTGATTTAGTACATCAATGGCAGTTTTTATGTTAATCAATGTGGTAAATTTATCTCTAAATTCGCTGTGTAAATCTTTGTAATAGATCTTTGCGGTATTGCTAGTATCCACAGGCATTACTGTGTGCCATACATTGTCTCCGGCGATATCATACAAGTGAGCAGTCCCGGTCAATGTAATAGTATAATCAAATCGATCAATCCAAGACCACCCGATCACAAATAAATCATCTGGTGTAGAAACACTTGCCTGTGTTAATATTTTTTCTAATATTCGAAGATTACCAGATCCAGGTCTTGCATGACATTGATAGTCGTACCCAAAGTTTTCTGCTAGCAACGCTGGCCATGTGCTTTTACTTGGAGGAGCATAAGGTTCTCCAAGGTGCGCTACAACATCGGCTAAATCATTACCAAAGATAAAACTACAACCAAAACTTTTTAATATCATAGGTAGTTATATACCTACTTTTATAGTGTGCGTTAAATTATGCCGGCGGCACTTTGAATTGATTGTAAATCTTTGTCAGTTTGATCGTATATTCTTTTGGTAGGCAATCCAGCTGCTCCGCGCATTTCATTAAGATCCGCTTCATAGCGTTCGCGATAGGCTCGAGGAGTCAACGGAACTAAACGATCGAATTCATCTCGGCTAAATGGTACATCTTTGCCTTTGTAGTGCATGGTCCAATCAGAAACATCAAACTCTGTCAGGGTGTTTAAATCACTCAACAATGTTTCAACATTTCCGCCTGCTGTGCTGCGTCTACGTAATTCTACATAGACCAAATAACGATTGGGCTTTAATTCGCCTGGTGAGCGGTCAGCATCTAGTACAAAGTCGTAACCCTTTTCAAACCAGTTCATTAGATCTTTGGCAGCCTGTGCGTCACGTAGGAAAAAACTTACCACAATGATATCGTCATCGTCGCCCATTTTTGATGAAAATTCATCAACGTGAATAGTGGGCTTCATCAAGCCTTCCATGTCTTTGAATTCAAGACTTTCAAATAGTGGGAGTTGGTTGTTGTGCATTTTGTCCATTGTTGTCGGTTTGATATTCTTGTTTGTCAAGATCCTGCTCGTATGCATCATCTAAGTCTTGTAAGTCAATGTCCTGATCTTCCAATTCTACTGAGCCTGTGCGGATATCGCTCATCAAGCTCTTGGGCATGGTTATTTCTACCAACCATACTTTCTTTTCAATGAGCTTGGCTTTGTGGGTGCCTGGACGATAATCTGAAGGATCGTCAATTCTCACAGGCACTTTCATTGTGGTTTTTTTGTATTTTACATCGCAATCAAACGGTAGTAATCTACGGGCACCACGTGGATCAGGCATGAGCTTTTCGGGCCATAAAAATGTGCAACTTACACGATATTTTGATATTTCTGGGCCGGCTACTAATTCACCAATTTCCCAGTTGGCAAACGCATACAAATCTAATTCGTCTAACACACGTTCGTAGTCTAGCAGAGTAAGCAAACTACCTTCACTCATGTAGATGTTTTTGATATTATCGGCTACTTGCCAATAGTCTGAGCCGTCTTTGAAAAGTTCTTGATCCATAGTGTTATTTATGGTTTTGATACTGTGTGTAGTATTTTGAAACTGAGCTTGTTAAGCATCCAAGTCTAATACTTATGCTGTAGATTTCAAATATCAGTACCCATAAAACTTGTATCTTTGAAGTCGTAAGTATTCTTAACAGCAAGTCGCTGTTGACAAAACTTAACTACAACGGAGTATACTTTGAGTAGACAAAGAGCAGCAAAATCACAACGTCGTAATAACACTATGACACATCAAGAAAACACCATAAGATTTGATCAAGTAAAACCAGTAAAGCAAAAGCCCATTGATATCGTGCCACGCACAAGGAATCAAGAGCGTTTGGTATTGGCTTTACAACAAGAAGATCAGTCTATAGTGGTCACAGCCGGGCCAGCAGGAACAGGAAAAACATATTTGGCTATGTTGGCCGCCGTAAAAGCCTTTAGAGAAGGTGATTGCAAACGTATTGTACTAACACGCCCAGCAGTGGGTGTAGAAGATGAAAAGCATGGGTTCTTACCTGGAGATTTAAATCAAAAGATGGATCCATGGGTTCGACCACTTACAGATATCTTGCGCGAATACTATCGCCAACAAGATATTGCAGAGATGATGGAAGAACAACGTATAGAAATTGCTCCACTGGCATTCATGCGTGGACGCACTTTCAAAGATAGTTTTATCATTGCCGACGAGATGCAAAATGCAACTCCAAGTCAAGTAAAAATGCTGATGACCCGTATCGGCGAAGGCTCTAAGATTGTAATTACGGGCGACGTAGAACAGGCCGATCGTAATCGCGGCAACAATGGTTTGATGGACCTTTGTTCACGATTAGAGAAAGGGGGTGTAAAGGGTATAGCTGTGTGTCATTTGGACAACAAGGACATTCAGCGTCATAGAATCATTGATTCTGTTTTAAAACTTTACACTGATTAACGTGTAAATATCGGATGTATTCTTACACCGATATTCGTCACGTACATTTAGAAATATCAACCCGGTGCAACGCCGCTTGCCCGGGTTGTCCTAGAAACTTATGTGGCGTAAATGTTGTTAATGGATACCCATTATACGACATGTCGTTGGAAGATGCCCAAAGAATTTTTCATCCTTCTTTTTTACAGCAACTTGATGTTATAAACATCAACGGAAATCTTGGAGATTTTGTTACAGCACAAGATGGGTTGGCTATTGTCCAGTACTTCCGAGAACAAAATTCAAAATTAAAAATCATAATCAACACCAACGCCGGTGCTCAACCTAATATATGGCCAGAACTAGCCAAACTTAAGGTACAAGTTTTATTTTGTATCGATGGCCTAAAACAAACGCACGAACTATATCGTGTACAAACCAACTGGGATACAGTGATAAAAAATGCTCAAACTTTTATAAGTCATGGGGGTAATGCTACATGGAAAATGATATTGTTTGATCATAATCAACACGAAGTAGAATCATGCAAACATTTAAGTCAACAGTTGGGATTTAGTCATTTTCAATTAATTGATCATGGGCGAAATGCATTTCCGGTGTTTGATCAAAAAAAGAACTTTTTATATAACATTGGTCAACACACACAGCCTACGGATTTTACCGAATTATACAACAGATACACTGATAGTACTCGCAATGGTTACATTGAACCTATTGATGTTGATGGTATTTCCTGCCAAGTCAAAGAAAAAAAATCAATATATGTAACAGCAACCGGCGAGGTGTATCCATGTTGTTGGCTAGGCTTTTATCCTCGCACAATGTGGCAAATGGGCAATAATCAAATAATACCATTGTTATCCGAAAACAATGCCAATCAACAGGGAATAGAATCAGCTATACAATGGTTCAACCGAGTTGAAGAAACATGGACTAGTCAACCATTGGTTGCATGCAAGATAAATTGCGGAATCAAGACTGATAATCAGTAACTATGTGATAAATCTGTTTCCAGTTCTTAGCGATTGGATATGGGCACTCAAGATGCATGTTGTGTCCATGTTCGACTAAGATTGATTTTAAACCCATCCGATATCCAACATCAGCATTCTCAGGCTTGTCTTCGATCCACCAACAACCAGTGCCTTCGTACTCTTCCAGTGCTTCATCTTTGTGAGCACCGGTATCCAAACATACAATTCTTTCAAATGCTGTGGGACCAAATAACTTGTGCAGGTTCATTTCACGTAGTTTTTGAGCATTGGGATCCAGACTTAAACTTGTGATAGCGTGAAAACGAAATCCGTGTTCTTCGTGCAATCGTTTGATGTAATACATGGCATCACGTTGAGCTGGCAAAAAGCCAATGGCTGCTGATTCATTGAAGATTTTGATTAGTTTTCGGACTTGCTCTTTGGGAATGTTGTAGCGTATGCTCATGTCATAACTGAGCTTGCTACCTTCAACTTCGGTAAAGCCGTGTTCTTGCATCCAGATATTGAACGCATACTCCCAATCCAAACAGACACCATCGCAGTCTGTAAGGATTAGTCGATCTAGGTTTTTGAATCTTTTACGCATCTTGCTCCTGCTGTTTTATTTTGATACTACTATTATAACAGATTAGGAGTTTTTGGTCAACCAGCTTTGGCTTCAGTTTCTGGTGTGTTAGTGCGTTGTTCTACAAGGATATTTAAAGGGTGTCCGTTTTCTTCAAACAGACGTTCAATAGTGTGAGTATAATGTTGGTAATAGTAGGCAACTACTCGATCCCAGTCCTTTGGAACTTCTTTACCGTCCATGTGGCCTTTGAGGACTTTTTGTTCCTTGAAGTCCAAAATTACGCTGCCAGTTTGAATGTCTCTTCGTTTTAGATTTTTGCTCACGGCCATAACCTCATCAATTTGACCAGTGGGTTTACGATAATAAGTTAAAATTAAGTATCTCATATGATTTTTCTTTCTGTTAAATGTTTAATAGTTTGATCGGCCATCCATTGATGACTTATAATTCCAGGATGATGACCTTCGGGGCCTTGGTCAACAATGTTATCACTGAATGAATCAAATATGTTTACCCAGTTTGATTGATCTAAATTGTTAAATTTTGATTGCAACTGATTGAAATATTTTATAATTTCTTCGTCATCTCTAGTATCAAAATCTAAAATATCTTTGGTATATTTGCTTAGAGATTGTTCTAGGTTATTAGACAACGGTTTGGATAAATCATCAGTCCAAGGTACTATACCATTGATGTGTACTATTTTTGTGCCAGTTGACAAAGACATAGAATTTAAAATAGTACAATAATCAATCAAATCATGAATATTTTGATAATCATGATTTAACAATAACAAATAATTGTTTAACATTGATTTTTCTGACTTTGAAATATACAAATCTCTATAGCGATAGTCTGGGTATTTGTTATCATTGACAAAAAAATAAGCGCCTGGTCCGGGACTTAACCATAAACGATTCAACGCAGACCATTGTACAATTATTACATCATAGATATTCTTTGCAATTGCTTCTGCAGTTCTCATAAAAATATTATGATTACTTGAACCTCGTACTGCAATATTGGTGCGATCAAAATTAAAATATCGAGACACTACTCGATCATACACATAGAGTTCTCTATCCGCAGGGGCGTATCCTTCGCCCCAGGTAAAACTACAACCATTGAAACAGGCTTTTATTTGAGCTGACATAGTTCGATTAATGTAGCACTTACATTAATTTCTTGATCTGTTACTAATGGAACATTAACCAACCCGTTGCGGATGATAATAATTGCTTGATCTTGACGCTCTGGATCCTTTGACCACAAATCTAAGTTGTCGTACATCCATCGATACATTCCATCCATGTCTTCGTTGCTGACTTGACTACATATAAGTTTGCGTGCTTCGTTGACTTTGCCAGCTTTGAATAATGCTACTGCATCTAAACGCCAATCCTTAACTGACTGATCGTTGTTTCCTGGAATATCTAATTTACCAGTAGTTGAGTTGGCTTGTAACAAGTTTAGACATTTACGCAAGTCTGGGTACGTGGCTTTAACATAAGTGTCTAATGTATCAAGATCAAATTCAACGTTTTCTGTGACTAACACAGTGGCCACTCGAGCAGTAAATTCTGTTTGATCAGTTTTTTCAATATGGAATCCTTGACAACGACTATGTATAGCAGGCATAATCTTGTTAGGATAGTTACAGGTGAGAATAAACCGCACACTCTGGCTGTAATCTTCCATCAAATTACGTAACGCAGGTTGTACTGAGTTAATGTTCATGTAGTCTGCTTCGTCAATAAGCACTACCTTAAATTTGCCAAACGGCATAGTTTGACAGAAGCCAATGAGTTTGTCAATCCATTCCACTTTACGTGCATCTTTACTACCATTGGCATACATAACATCATATTCGTCGATGTTTAATTCGTTGATTAACATTTTTGCTAGGGTAGTTTTACCTGTACCGGGACTACCGCTCAGTAACAAATGAGGAATAGACCCTTCTTTGATCCAATGTGTTACTTGCTGACGCTGACTTTCATCTGTGAACACATAACCATCTACGGTGTTTGGTCGGTATTGTTCTACCCAAAGTTGTTTCATTCTGTTGTTTCTCCACTGATTCCGTTTTCTTTGTCTATTAGTGCCTGTTCGGCAATATACTGATTTAATTTGTCTATGTAGCCTTCTTCGGTTAGACTGTGCCACCCTATGCACTTTCCTGTAGGGCTACGACCACATCCGCATTGTCCTGCTACTTCAGGTTTTGGCATCATAGTTTTGTTTCCTTTAAATGTTTAAATGTTTCTGCTTCGACTACACGACGACGCAAACTACTGGATGAGAATGAATGATCGCGTCCGTTAAAAATTGGCTTGATACCACGCATCATACCTTCGTGCTTGCCTGTGTAGTCTGTGTGTTCGTATTCTACTCCTAGTATACGCACATCCACTGGCAAAATCAACAACAAGTCTACCAAATCCTGTTCGGTCTGATAAACTACAATCTCATCAACATAGCGCACTGCGGCCAATTGAATCTGTCTCTCGACTACACTTTGTATAGGTGCGTTTTTTGTATCTGGCCTGTCAATTGATGCATCTGTTTGCAAGCCGGCGATGAGATAATCACAGTGATTTTTGGCTTCAGCCAACATGGCAATGTGTCCAGCATGTAGCATATCAAATTGACTGAATGTGATGCCAATTACTTTGCCTTGTTCTTTGAGCTCTCTAACTTTGTTGAATATCATTGTCGTTTCAGTAGCTCGGCTACTCTTTCCTTTTCCCATTCTTCTTCACCTGCAAACACAGGTAGTTTTCTGTAAATATCTTCTATCAAACATTTTAACTGATACATTTCTTGTTTGCAAGTGCTAGCGGTATAGCCATCATTGTATGGACTACAGATTTCTATGCCCATACGGTGAAGTTGACTAGCAATGTCATTGACATCCCAGTTTTTAATAAAGCCCATTTTATTGTTGTGCGGCTATGTGGACGGCATCACTCATGGTGTCGTCATTGGGTTGATGGTCTGAAACTAATAGTATATCTTTTGGATCAATTCTGCGTAGAGTTTTTTCACCGTTTTCGTCTTCAACTTCAACACCACGGGTCCAACGACCGTGTGCTACACAGATCCATTGGCCAACTTGGACATCATGTTGATCGGGTCCTGTGGCATATACACAACCCCAACGTGGACGAATACCCAATCCAGTGCCGTTGTCATTTAGCAAAATAAGTCCCGAGCTGGTGGTACGTTGATCAAAAGCCATCTCCGTAACAATGACCCAATCTCTAATTGGTTGTAGTTGATCTCTTTTGATTTGATGTGGTTCAAATGCTGCTTTGGTCATAATTCCTCTTAAAGTTTTCTAACGCCAGATTTTTCTCTGGCAAGTTGACGTGGAGTTTTTTCAAGTTGTTGTTGTACAGTTCTGCTTCGAGCAATAGCACCAGCTAATCCACCCATTGAAGATTCAGCAGACAATTGAGCAGTTTTATCAATTACTACATCATTGTCTTCGGGTAAGTCTGTAAAAATATCTTCTTCGCTAATCACTGGTGAAACATCTGATTTATTAACTTTTTTGATTGCAGTTGTGCTAGTTGTTGCTGGTATATTTGACCCATTGATCGAACGACGATTATGTCGTTGAACTTGTCGAGATTTCTTTTCAATAACTTTGTTGTTGCTGTTAATAACATCGCCGCGAGCATTGACACCCATATTTCCAACTGCTCTTACGTTTTCATTTTGTAAAAGCAAAGATCCCATGTCAACAGTCTTGCCCATAGCTGATCGGTATTGTTTTTTAGTCATAATAAGTTCCTTTGATACTGGTATTTAACGCAGAAACTCTTCTACGTCTAATTCATAGAACATTGAATCAATTCTATGAACTCCTAATTTGTATAGAACATAACTGGCTACACTAGATCCACGTCCTACTCCCCATATTACTCGATTGGTAGTCATAGTGTCTACTAGGTACTTTAAAAAACGTAATAAATTAAATAGTCCACGTTCTTGATATAAAAGTAATTCATGTCCGCATCTTTGTAACTCTGCATCAGTAGTACACAAGTCTAAAATATATTGTGCTATATCTAACTGCTGATATTCTTGGGGCATATACCAAGTTTGTTGAAGTCTATGATCAAATTCCTCTAGAGTTTCTTCTGGATTGTGCAAGGAGTCGTAATTAATCAATGCCGGGATACAATCTAGCAACAGCGAAGCTTTTTCCAAATTAACACTGGCATCAACTAGCATGCGATTTAAACTCATTGGCTCTCGCCCTTGCATAATCAAGTTACATACGTCGTCTTCGGAAAAAATCATCTCACCGTAATTATTTTGTTTCATCTTTGGCAAAATCTGCAAATACTACCTTGTTATCGTTGTTGACATCAAAATTAACTTCATCTTCCCAATGTAATCCTAAATCTCTCCATCCGGCACCAATACGATGTAAAGCAACAATTTTTTCATTGTTAATCAAAGTTAAATCACAATGCACTGCATCAGATTCTTTCCACCAACCCACGGATTCAAACGGTCCTTGAGCTTCTTCTTCATCGTGAAAATACATAATGTTATCACCAAGGTCACTGGAAATTTCTACTTCGGGAACAATCAATCGATTTTCCAGGATAGCATTGAGTTTGCAGTATAGCATGATTCCAATGACTTGGTCAATGGGCTCTTCGGGCAACGTGGTTATTTTTAACCCAGCATCAACTAATGCCCGACACTGCTTGGTATTTTCACTATTGATAAAAATAGTATGTTTAAGTTGGTTGTGTAAAAAATACTTAATACGATCCAGAGAAACATTATGGTCATTGCTGTCCTCACTGGCAGTAATCATGTTTAAATTTATCTGATAGTTGTTCATATACAACTGATCAGCAAAAAATACACCAGCTGTGATTTTTGTAGTATAACGTAGTCTTACGTTCATGAGATATCTATTTTGTCTTCAAAGTTATCGCCAGGTTTGCCTTTGTTAAACATGGCTTGGGTTTTTTCTTGATACTTGACTTGATGGCTTTCTATGGCCATTCTAATTTGATTGCAAAGATAAGCATTGCCCATTCGATGAGCGATGCTTAATTTTTTATTGAGTTCGGATATTTTAGTACCCAACTCTTCCACAGTCATGTGGTCTAAGCTGGGTAATAGAGGATGTTCCATGTGTGTAGTTTACAACACTCCAGGTACAAAGTCAATGATTTTGGTTAACCAAATACGCAAC